GTCGGATGTGACCAGGCGCGCTTCTTCCACAAGCTGGGGCTCCTGTGCCTTGCTTCCCACGGCGCTATCCCAATGGTGATTCCGGTCAAACTCTCGGCGCAAGTCTCGCTCCCTGCAGTCTAGAGGTTTTTCAAAATCTCCTTCCAAACTCTTCTTATTGGAGTGGTAATTCATTTTCGCCGTGTAGCCCAGCGCGATGATCCCCGCGCAAGCTACAGCCATCAACGACCAATTTCTGGCTGTAAGAGCTGGCATCACAGGCAAGAGAGGTATCTTCACTGTTTTAGGCATAAATAAGTTCGTGACCCATCCGAGCGCAGAGGTAATTATTTTTAGTATCATCCGCGTGCCTCTGAGCCGGTTTCCGTAGTCAAATGCCCCGATTGCGACCGCTGACGCCATCCGGAAGCGCGGGCCCAAGCCGCGGGTTAGCAACGTCCACCTCTTCTCCCATCCAGGCTTGAGTTGATATTCGCCTTTGTCTCGAGCCAGTGAGACCGCGCGTTGAGCAGAGAGGAAGTTCCTGTATACTTCCGTGGGGTTTGCGCTCGGAAATTGCTGCATGAATTGTTGTGGGCCCATGTTGGGGTCGACCATCAGCATCCGGGTGTAGCGCGTCACATCTTGTATGTTATTGTTGCTCTGGTCAGCGTGAGCGAATACCACTTCCAGACCTTCCCCTTGCGGTGTGCGGAACGTCACTATCGTCAACACGTCGTCCACTTTCAGTTCGGATATTTTAGCGTCCTCAAAATTTGATTTTATGTTGACGACGTTCCGGTGGACATACCCGCTACCGTTCCCGTTAGCTAAGACGTTGATCGCTCCGTCGGGCGTGACCTTGACAGCGATTTCGTTCTGGCAACACTTGACGCTCCCACTTTTGATGTTATAGCTGTTGTAACACCCGAAATGGGTCGTCATCGCATACGCCGGGATGCGGTCGTAGTAATACAAAGTATCGTTGTGAACTATCAACTGGTGATGACCTGGGTGGAGCCGACTTTGGAAAATCCCGTCATGCACTCTATAATTTAGCATGTGCTGCCCCAAATGCCCTAATTCTGGCATCGCCCAACCCTGATCGTGTTCGATTCGGTCGAGGAACAGCTCTCTGGGCCTAGCGGTCTCGAAGGTTATCTCAATGGGCTCGTCGGCATTTCTGGTTCGCAACAAATTTGCGATTATTGGTAATATGAAACGAGCCGTTCCACTCTTACCCCCCACATCCACAATGGTCACCAGACGCACCCCATCATTCAACATCTTGATTAGTGTCTTGAACAAAGAATTCCAAACCATGGCTTGAGCGGTATCTGCCAAAAATCTAGCGTTGGGGTGCAGCGAACGCTGTCGCGGGAACTCTGTCAGCTTACACATGACCTGATCGGGGGTGAACGGGAATACACCGGAAGCTGCGTTCAAAATCGATGGGTGTATTATACCTTTATGCCTGACATCCAAAATCAACCCGCCCTGGAACATAGGCCCCGGGTGAGCCACATCCCT